TCATAATAATTTATTGGGCGCTGTCCCTTGGGACGCCCTCACCAATCACCCCTGTACTATTCACAGGGTAACCCACGCCCACCTTGGGGAGTGTGTGATTGTCTCATTGTCAAATAGCTTACGCTATTTGCTACGCAATTAGTTCGAGAAAGTTCCCGGCAGTTTCAGCCTGAGCCGGCCGACCTTGACTTTTTCAACCCAGAAATCTCAACGAGAAAACCCTTTCGGGGGGCGTACCTCATAAATAAAAGAGGCGCACCCATATATATATTATTTTTTAGAATTTTTTGGAAAGTTTGAGGTGGGATTGGTTCGCGGGTACTATTCTACTATTTCGCGGTACTATACTTACTATAGTTAATACTTACTATACTTAATATATACTATCTCTTCTTTTTTTTTAATATTATTAATATTATAATATTATACTATAGTAGTATATAGTATATAGTATATAGTAAGTACTTAATATATTAATATACTAATAATATTATTACTGTCTCAACCGACATTTGAATTTATTCGATTTGACCTATATAAGTCAACACTTATTTTCATCTTGTTTCAAAATATAAAATAATAGTATATTCTACCCATGGAAACCAACCCCAGCATTGAAGTTTTAGATTTGGGCCCTGCCATAGACACGTTAAAGTCATTGGCCTGCAAGTTTCGGGAGTCTGGGGATTATATGTACATGATGGAGATACTGTTGTTAATTGATGAGATAGAGTCCCCGGTGTTGATAGAGTTGATTGAGCCGTGCAATCTCCAAGCGGAGGCTTAATTTGCACGTAAAGACCATTAGTGGTGTTGACTATCATTTATACGAGGACGAGTCAGAGTTCCGCAAACACCACAAAAAAGAAGAATTAAAGGATGATTGGCGCGAGGCACAGGAGGGTGAGTGGGCTTTAAGCGATGATGGGCAGGTATTTAGCGTATTGAGGCGTGCTGTCATGTATAGTAATCAATATCATCAGGATACGGATTACATTCGTACATTACTTGGCACGGTGTTTGTAGTAGATGGGGCAAAGCTTTCTGGTGAGCCGGCGGCAGACATCTATACGTTTACCAAATACAAGACGAGTAAGTACATTTCTGCCCGCGAGAAGCTCTTTGCCAAGATGGTTGCCATGGGCCGGGACGCTACTGACGCCTATTTGACGGTATATAAGACGAAGAACCGTCGTTATGCGATAAACCGTTCTAAGATTTTATTAAGACAAAAGAGGATAAGAACATTGATTAACAAAGAAGTGGAAGAGTTGATGAGTGATTTAGGTATTACCAAGACCTATTTACTCGAAAACGCCAAATCAGTGGTGGATAAGGCAGGTGTGCGCGATGGAGATAAGCTTCGGGCGCTGGAGACATTGATGAAGATATCGGGATTATTGTCTACTGATAAGAAATCAGAGTCCATTGCACTCATACAGGAGTTCACTGGTTTTACAAAAGATAAACTTAAAGCCTTTGAGTCGGGTCTAATTGAAGAGAATGCGTCTCAATAGGAAGATATGGCAGTATCCTAAGCAAATACGCTGGGGTAGTGTGATTTATAAGATAAAGCTTGTATAGTGCCTAATAAAGCAGCCAAGGCAAGGAAGCGTTTAAGGAAAACATTAACAATTGAAAACAAAAGACGTAAAAGAGGAATTATCAAGGCGAGAAAGATTGCCCGGAAAGAAAGGGAAGAATCAGAAGATAGAGACGTTTAGCGTTATCCCACCCCCGGAAGAGATGGCTCGACGGGATGAGATACTTGCTAAGTCATATCAAGACCTGTTATTCTTCGGAAGGGCCTTTCTACCCAAAGACTTCATGTATAAGAGTGCTTCGCCCTCTTGTCATTATACCGTATCTAAAAGACTTATCTCAACCAAACCCGGTGAGCGTATCTGTATTATACTTCCTAGGGGTTTCGGCAAGTCTATTCTATCCAAATCAGCTATTTTACATAAACTTTGCTTTGCTGGTGAGGACGACCAGAACTTTATTGCTTGGGTGTCGGAAGAACAGGGTCAGGCCATTGACCACTTAAAATACCTGAGATACCACTTAGAAACCAATAAGACCATTAAATACTACTTTGGTAACATGGATGGCGGTACTATGGGCAAAAGGTGGACGGAGAAAGATTTAGTGACCCCCAAGGGCGATAGAATCATAGCCAAAGGTACAAGCCAGCGTCTAAGGGGGCGTGCTGAGGTGGATGTGAGGTATACGGGTATCATATTAGATGATTTCGAGTCTGAGTTAAATACCAAGACACCGGAGCGCCGCTCTGAGATTAAGAAGTGGGTTGTATCTACAATCTATCCTGCTTTAGAGGAGTCGCCCGGTAATGAGGGCTGGATATGGCTGGCGGGTACTATTGTTCATTATGATAGTTTCTTGCAGATGACATATGATGGATATAAGAAAGCCAAGAAGGATAGCCGCCCATATCCGTGGGATGTCTTCTTTCACCGTGCGGTAGAGGATGGAGAGGCCCTGTGGCCCGAACAATTCCCGCTTACCAAGCTAAAACATAAGAAACAGGAGTTTATTGAAGCCGGGCTGGTCAATAAGTTTGCTCAGGAGTATATGAACGATGCTCGGGATATTTCCAACGCAGCCTTTAAGATAGATAGAATACAGCACTATAGCGGCGAGCGGAAGCTTATGAATGGTTTTAATTACCTTATGGAGGAGGATGAGGTCATTCCTATCAATATTTACCTCGGTGTTGACCTTGCAGCCACAGCTACCGCTACTTCAGACTTTCAGGTGATACTGGTTATGGGGATTGATTCAAGGAACAATCGTTATGTATTAGAATACTTTAGGGAAAGAATACCCACATTTGACGTGCCAGCTAAGATTATAGAGCTGGCTAAGAAATATAGCCCCGTAAAGCGGGTTACCATTGAGACCGTGGCAGCACAGGAGATGGTTAGGGATATGGTTACTCGTATGAGTGCCAACGAGAAAAGACTAATGCCGGGTATATTTAAGGGTGTCAAGCCACCGGGCAGGATAAAAAAGGAAGATAGGCTGGAAACAACACTTGGCCCTATCGTTAATTCTAAAAAGCTTTTCATACAAAGAAACATGACTGAGATAGTCGATGAGTTCTTTGAACACCCGAAACCTCGGAATGATGATATTATGGATGCTTTATACTATGCGGACTACTTTGCAAGGGCACCCAAGTCACAAGCCACAAGCAAAGAGGGTTTTGCAAACAGTAAACGCAAGGAGAGGCTACTGCCCAGACTTAAAAAATACAACTGGATGACTGGTGCCAGAAATTAATTATTTAATTGTTGTGTCTATTGTCATTCTGTTCGTATATTCCGAAGGTGTTAAGTGCAACTTAACCAAACTGTTTATAAACATACTTAAAAAAGCTATTAATCCACATACCATATGGCTAAAAGAAAAAGCAGGTTCCCCAGTTACGGTTTAGTACGGGGGGCTTCTCACGCACAAGGCGGTGTTGCTGGCGTAGTTGCCGGCGAACAACCCGTTGAACTCGAAGGCGGCGAATGGATAGTACCCAAAGAAGCCGTTCCTGACTATTTACCCGTTTTAAAACAAATTACCAATGAAGGCCGTGCCATGCAGCAGATGGATAATGGCAATACGGCTATGGATGCATTGATTGCTTCCGCTTCTATGCAAAATGGTATTACCCAACCCAAATCCCCCATGTATCAAGAGGGCGGGTTTATTAAAAAACTGATGAGTGGTCTTGTAGACGACAAAGGTTTATTTCGTGGAGAAAGCGGTGATTATGGTGCTTATTCTGGTACCGAAACATCTACCTATCAAAATGAGGGAGACCCAGCAAGGGTATACGCTGGTTCTGCTATACAAAGGCCGAAAGAATTTGAGGGTGAGAAATCTCAGTTTTACGGTTTACTTGGTAGGGCACGAGACAAGTTATTAGAACGGAAACTCAAAAATTTAGCTGGTGACTTTAGAAGGGAGTATGCTCCTTATGGTGATGAAAGTGGGTATGGGGCAACTGTTAAAACACCATCAGATGGAGGGGGTTGGGGATTTAACTTACAAGCTGCTTTAGACCCTAGTGAGGTAGAAGCCTTTCGACGAAGTAGGGGTGGTTTTCAATTAGACAAATATAAAGCATTAGAATCAGACCCTCGACTACTTGAAGCTAGGCGTGCAATGGAAGGGGCTAGTAAAATGCCTAGTAGCATATTGGGAGTTCCGAAGTATTTAGCGGGAGAGGCTGGTGAGTTTCTTCAGAATATTAATCCGTTTGCAAAACGAGGCTCTATTACACAGGTAGACGAGAGGACAGGTGAGGTAACCAGAAAAAGATTCCAACAGGGCGGCCCAGTCAATCAATATCAGCAAGGTGGACAGATGCAGCCTCGCAAACAGCAGGAGATGCGTAATCCTGAAGTATATGGCCCGCCAGTCCCCGCAGATATAGATAGTTTACTAAATCAGATAATGAT